CATGCGCCACCCCCCGCCGCGGGGCCGCGGGCGGCGGCCCCCGGCGCCGCCAGTGCCGCCGAGGAGAGCGCGAACAGCGCCAACACGGCGGCCAACGAGGCCAAGACTGCGGCGAGCAACGCGCAGAAGGCGGCGAACGACGCGCTGAAAGCCGTGACCAAGCTGACCAGCGTGATCAACAGCGTACCCACCCAGGCGGGCATCTTGACGTACACGGGCGCGGCACAGTCCCCCTCGTGGAACGGGTACGACACGGAGAAGCTGACCATCGGCGGAACGACCAGCGGCACCAACGCAGGCAACTACGCTGCGACCTTCACGCCCAAGGAGGGCTACGAGTGGGCTGACGGCACCAAGACCGCCAAGAGCGTGACCTGGACGATCAGCAAGGCCAGCCTGTCCGTACCCGCGCAGAGCGGGACGCTGACCTACACGGGAAGCGCACAGTCTCCCCAGTGGAGCAACTACGACAGCAATAAGCTGACCATCGGCGGGACGAGCACCGCCACCAACGCGGGAAGCTATGCCGCGACCTTCACGCCGAAGGCCAACTACCAGTGGTCCGACGGCAGCACCAGCGCCAAGAGCGTGACCTGGGCCATCGGCAAGGCGGCGGGCAGTCTGACGCTGGCGAAGAGCAGCGTGACGCTGAACATCTCCTCGCTGACGGAGAGCGTGGCCGTGACCCGCGCGGGCGACGGCGTGATCAGCGCCACGTCCAGCAACACCGCCATGGCAAGGGTGGAGGTGAGCGGCACCAGCGTGAAGATCACCGGCCTCAAGGCGGGCACCGCCAAGATCACCGTGAAGGTGGCGGCGGGCACCAACCACACCGCGCCCAGCGACAAGACCATCAACGTGACGATCAGCCTGCCGGATACGAGCCTGGCGAACAACACGCCGGACATCATCGCGGCGGCGGCCAAGTCCGGCCAGGCGGCGAACTATTGGAGCGTGGGCGACAAGGTGGGTATCGCGGTCAATGGCTCTTTCGGAGGACTGAGCTATAACAACACCGTGTACGCCTTCATCCTGGGCTTCAACCACAACAGCAGCGTGGAGGGCGGCAACAGCATCCACTTCCAGTTCGGCAAGACTGCATCCGGCGTAGACATTGCGTTCGTGAACAGCTACGGCTCGACCAGCACGGGCTTCTGCATGAACACCAGCAACACCAACTCTGGCGGATGGAACAACAGCTATATGCGCAAGACCATCTGCCCGGCGTTCCTGGCGGCCCTGCCGACGGCCTGGCAGAACATCATCGCGGCCTGCACGAAGTACAGCGACAACACGGGCGGCGGCTCCAACACCGCGAGCTACGTGACCGCGACCTCGGACAAAATCTGGCTGCTGAGTGAGATGGAGGTCCAGGGTACGAGAAGCTACGCCAACAGCGCCGAGGCGAACTACCAGAAGCAGTACGACTATTACAGGAACGGTAATAGCAAGGTCAAGTACCAGCACACGGCGACGACGAGCGCCTGCCTCTGGTGGCTTCGCTCCGTGTTTGCGGGCAACGCGCGCTACTTCTGCTATGTGCTCACGGACGGGTCTGCGACCGTCAGCAACGCCTACTTTTCGGATGGCTTCGCGCCGGGCTTTAAGGTGGCCTAATCCCAAATCAGGCATCGAAAGTGGAGCGGTGGGGGCGCAAGCCCCTACCAGCGAAACGCCAAGCACCGAGTACCCAAATCAGCACAGGCCCCATCCGGCGGGAGCGACAACGCTCCTGCCGGTGACGGGGGCACCAAACCGGAAGGGAGAACACCGAAATGGCAGTATACAAATCGCGGCGCAAGGACGCGGCGGCGCAATTCGTGGCAGACGCACGAGAACTGCGGAAGGCCACGGTGCGCATCGCACGGAAGTTTCCGGCCAGCTACAAGTACGTGACCACGGGGCCGCTGCTGCAACTGGCGAGCGAGGTCTACATGAACGCGCTCAAGGGAAACAGCATCTACGTCCACAAGGACATGAGCGAGCGGGACTACGAGCTGCGGCACCGCTATCTGGCGGCGGCCACGGCCAGCGCCGACGCGCTGCTGGGCGAGATCACCTTCTGCTATGAGCTGGTGGACGACGGCAACAACTTCTTCCGTAACAAGGAGGAGTACGAGCGGACGTTCCAGACCTGGACGACATTGGCGAACAATGCGCTGTCGCGCCTGCGGGGTGTGATGGACAGCGACAAACGCCGGTGGAATGGGTACATGAGAGACCGGAAAGCAAAAACACCATAAATCCCCGTAGGGCAAGTTCTGACGGCCACGCCTGCAACTGGTGGCTCCGCTCCGTGAATGCGAGCAACACGAACAACTTCTGCAATGTGAACACGGACGGGTCTGCGAACAACAACAACGCCTACAATTCGAATGGCTTCGCGCCGGGATTTAAGAACAACCTGGGGCCTGAACAAGTAGCGAACTGCGAAGCTGTGCCCCAAACCTTAAAGGAGAACTTGACCCTTGGAGACTGGTCCGCCATGCGCGGGCTTCATTCCTTAAATCACCACTCGATACGGAGGCCCGGACGCTTCTTGCATGGCCGGGGATTTACGGCGGCGTTGCCCCGGCTCCATGAGCAACCGTTATGCAGCTACTTCAAACCGCTGCGGCAGACGACGCAGGTGCGGGAGGTCATGCGACCCGCAAACCGCGCGCCAGACCGAACGCTGTACGGGTGGGATACTGCATTGGAGGCAACATGATTGAATAGCCAAGAGAGGCACGAGGCCAGATACCAGCGGCGAAAGGCCCGGCGCGAGCAGAGGGCGCGGGAGGCCGGTGGAGCGAGCTTCGAGGAGGTCATGTCATTCGGGAACATCTGCAAGGCCGGAAAGAGCTGCTGTGACGGAGCGCGGTGGAAGACCTCCACCATCAACTTCGAGACGAACCTGCTGGGCGAAGCACAGGCGACCTATGACACGCTGCACTACGGAAAGCGCGTGTTCAAGGGCTTCCACAGCTTTGCGACGGTGGAGCACGGGAAGGTGCGGAACATCGACGCGCTGCCCATCCAGGAGCGGGCCATCCAAAAATGCCTGTGCAAGAACCTTCTGACGGAGGTTTATTCCAGGAGCTTCATCTACGACAACAGCGCGAGCCTGAAAGACCGGGGCATGGACTTCCAGCTCCGGCGGCTCAGGAAGCACCTGCAGGACCATTACCGGCGGTATGGGACTGAGGGCGGTATCTACCAGTTCGACTTCAAGAATTATTTCGGGAGCCTGCCGCACGAGGAGATCAAGCGGCGGGCACGGAAGAAGATCATGGACGACCGGTTATACACATTGTTCTGCGACTTTGTGGATGATTTCCGGCTGATGAAGACCGCCGACAAGGAAGCACATCGGGGCGTGGGCCTGGGCAGCGAGGTATCGCAGATCATCGCCCTTGACTACGCCAGCCCCATCGACCATTACGTGAAGGACGTGCGCGGCATCCACGGGTACGGGCGGTATATGGACGACGGGTATGTGATCAGCAATTCCTTGGAGGAACTGGAAGACATCAAGCGCAACCTGTACCGCCTGGCTGAGGCGCTGGGCATCGCCATGAGCGACAAGAAGAACATCATCACGCCGTTCCGGCACCACAGCTTCACCTTCCTGAAAATGCGGGTGACGCTGACGGAGACGGGCAAGGTGGTGATGAAGCTCAGTCGCAAGAGCATCCGTGCCATGCGGCGGAAGATGGATATTTTCCGGCGGTGGATGGACGAGGGCCGAATGGGACCGGAGGACGTGTTCCAGTCCTATCAATCGTGGAGAGCGCACGCGAAGCGGTGCAACAGCTACGACACGCTGCGCGCCATGGACGAGCGCTTCACGCGGATGTTCGCTGAGGAACTGGCCGGGCGGCGGAAGCCGTTCCCGTGCACGATGAAAGCCACACGGACCGGGTGCGGCTGGATATACCGGCGGCACGGAGCCGTCATTGAGGAGGAAATGTGCGCATGAAGTACATCACACACAACAGGTTCAAGAAGCTGTCCGCCTGCGGCGAGGCCGTGAACATCCCGTATGGCACGGAGATGGAGACGGCGGGAGACTTCATCATCACCACGGAGGGAAAGCCGATCTGCTACGCGACCAGCGAGGCCGCGAAGATGCACTTCGCCCGCAACGACGACGGGCAAGGGCTGGAACGCGGGAAGCTGACCTGGGCCATCGCGTACTCCCAGCGGGTGCGGACCGGCCCGAACGGACGGCAGCAGCGCTTCACCGAGGAGGAGATCAAGCTGCTGGAACGGAAGTGGGCACATTTCCTGCGGCAGGATGTGGAGGTCATTCTGTTCAACGAAGACTTTTTCGCGGCGGCGGTGCCGGAGCTGAAAGAGCTTGCGGACGCGCTGCACATCAAAGTGAGGAGGTAAGACCCATGTATGCAATTATCAGCAAAGGCGAGCTGCTGGCCCTGTGTGAGCGTCCCCGCTATGTGAAGCGGAACGCGGAGACCGGGGCCTATGTGGAGGCGGCGGAGGCTGAGGCCATCGGCATCGCCGTGGGCGGCGAGGTGTACAACCTGCCCGGCGGCACCGCCATCCCCGACGCGCCGGAGGCGCTGGCACAGGAGGGCGAGGCTGAGGAGTATGTGTTCCGTAACCACGCCCGCATCATCGAGAACGAGGAAGCGACCAACGCCGCCTTCGTCGCCATGGAGGAAGCCATGTGCGATATGGACAGCTCCTCGGAGGAGCGGCTGACGGCGGTGGAAGAAGCTCTTTGCGAGCTGGACAGCGCTGCAAACGGAGGAGGTGAAAACTGATGAACGCTATTTGGGCTAATCGACTGGTGGCCGGTACGCGCAAGTGGGCCGAGGTGCCTGCTTCCCGCAAGGCTGGCGTCAAGGCGGAGCTGGCGAGCCGCGTGGAGAACGGCAAAATCAGCGCCGAGCAGTACGAGGAGATCACCGGCGAGGTCTATGCCGGTGAGTAATCTCAAAATCATCGAGGAGCTGTGCGGCATCTGTACCGACCTTGCGAAGATCGTCACGGAGCAGCAGAAGCTCCTCGCGCAGCACGACGCCATTGCGCTGGCGGAGGACATCGACCGGGTGAAGGTGCGGTATACCGCGCTGATCGGGAGCGGAGAATGGCCGGACGAGGCGCTGGGCGAAGAACTATGATCGGCGGGGGCCGGGTGGGATAGCTGCCCGGCCCTCCCCCGTATCGTCAACAACCAGGAAAGGAGGGTGCCGTTATGGACGACCCCTATATCTCGCGGGCAGAGCACGAGGAGTTCAGCCGCCGTCTGGCGGAGGAGAACAAGAGGCAGGACAAGCGTATCGAAATGCTTGAGGAGAACGTGCGCGAAATGCGGGCGCTGACGAACTCGGTGGAGCGGTTGGCGACCAGCGTGGAGGATATGGTCAAGGAGCAGGAGAAGCAGGGCAAGCGCCTGGAAGTGCTGGAAGGACGGGACGGTGAAATGTGGCGCAAGGTCGTGGGTTACATCATCACCGCCGTTATCGGCATCGTGATTGGCTTCGTGTTCCATCAAGTCGGTATGTGAGGAGGGCGGGCCATGAAGTACGTGTGGGTAGTCATGGCCGCCTTTTTCTTTGGCCTGGGAGCGGGCCTTCTCCTCTGCAACAGCACGATCAGCCATCTGCGCCGCAGGCTGCGCGCCCTCCGGCTGAATGGCGATCAGGGGAAGAAGACCGAGACCATGAAAAAGGTGGTCTGGATATGCCTGGGAAACGGGTTTGCGTGGATATGGTGCAGCTATGTCCTCGCCTACCTGGGACGGGAGCAGATCGCGGAAACGCTGTCGTCGGTGGCTGTGAAGGAGATCATCGGCGTGGTGCTGGCATACGCCATCAAATCCGTCCTGGAAAACCTGAGCAAGAACAATCACTGGCCGGATAAGCCGGACCCCATCGCCCCGGCGGCGGAGGAGGAAACGGCGGACCAGCCAAGCAACGACCTGTAAGGAGGGCAAAACGGAATGACTGAAAACCAGTTACGCCAGAAGGTCGTCAAGATCGCGGTGAGCTATCTCGGCTGCAAGGAAGCGGACGGGAGCCACCGAAAGATCATCGACCTGTACAACAGCCACAAGCCCCTTGCCAGGGGCTACGCCGTGAAGTATACGGACGCATGGTGCAGCACCTTTGCTTCCGCTGTCGCCATCGCCGCCGGGCTGACCGACATCATCCCGACGGAGTGCGGGTGTGAGAAGCACATCGCCCTGTTCAAGAAGTTGGGCGCGTGGGTGGAGAACGACGCCTATGTGCCGAAGCCGGGCGACTACATCTTCTACGACTGGCAGGACGGCACGAACTACGCCACGACGGACAACACCGGCGCGGCGGACCACGTGGGCATCGTGACCGAGGTGAACGGCAGCACCATCACCGTGATCGAGGGCAACATGAGCGACGCCGTAGGGTATCGCCATATCGCCGTCAATGGCCGGTATATCCGGGGCTATGGCGTGCCGAAGTACGCCAGCAAGGCCACGGGGACCGACGCTGGGACGACCGGCGGCGAGACCGGCGGGACCGGAAACACCGGCGCGGGCACCTGCAAGGTGGGCGACATCGTGAGCTTCACCGGCGGGAAGCACTACACCAACGCAAACGCGGCCAACGGCACGGCCTGTAAGCCGGGCAAGGCCAAGGTCACGCAGGTGTACCAGCCGGGCAAGGCGAAGCATCCGTATCACCTCGTCGCCGTAAGCGGCGGCGGAAGCACCGTGTATGGATGGGTGGACGCGGCGGACATCGGCGGCTCTGCCACCGGCGGGACGCGCACGCACACCGTCGTTCGCGGAGATACGCTGTGGGCGCTGGCAAGTACCTATCTCGGAAGTGGGAGCCGCTACAAGGAGATCATGCGCCTGAACGGCCTGACTTCCGAGATCATCCATGTTGGGCAGGTGTTGAAGATGCCTGCCAAATAAGAGAGGAAGACATTTATGGAACTGACGCTCAATATTTCGGCCATCGTCGCCATCATCGGCGCGCTGACCGTGCTGACCAACATCATCGTGGAAGTCCTGAAACGGGCCACGTGGGAGAAGATGCCCACGAACCTGCTGGCGATCATCGTCGCCATGGTGCTGACGCTGGTGGCCTTCTTCGGGTATATGGCCTTCATGGGCTACGCCGTCATGTGGTATTACGTTGCCGCCGCCGTTGTGGTGGGCTTCGCGGTGGCCTACGCTGCCATGTTCGGCTTCGACAAGCTGAAAGAAGCGCTCGGTCAGATCAAGAAAAATAACGAATAAGTGAGAAATCCCCCGGCGGAGGTCCAGAGAACGGACATCTGCCGGGGGATTTTTGTTTAGGCGCGCCTGCTCAGGTACAGCACGTGCGAGATATAATATTCCAGAGTGAAATCGCTGTCCGCTGCGACGTTCTGCTCCATGGCTTCACGCATCGCGGCGGCGGTGCTGCCGTCGAAGTCGTCCATGGTGAACAGGTCCACAATGCCGGGGCACACAATCTGCTCCTGGCACACCTCCTTGAAGCGGGAGGCAAGCTCCGTGCGCTCCTGCTCCCCTCGCATCAGCCCGGCAATCAGGCAGGCCCGGAGGGTACGGCGGAAGTTTTCGGAGTTGCACAGCTCACGCATGGGGTAGCCCGCGAGAAAGTCGAGGCGGCGGAATGGAACATCATAGCTTGCGAAGATGGTGTGGGTCTTGCCGGAGGGGTGAACATAGCCCCACCGACTGTCATAGTCACGGTATGCGGCGACGGCTCCGGGGTAGTCCGGCTCCTTCAAAGCCAGCGTGGCCCGGCGGATAGCCTCGGACAGGTTGACGCCGTGGGCCGCGATCAGCGCGGAACCGGAGGCGGTCAACTCCAACAGTCTGCGGCTGGGGCTGATACGGAAGCCGTCGGCCAGAAGCCGGGCGGCCTGCTGCTCCTTGGTGCCGCCGACCGAAAGGCCGCGCTTGCGCAGAAGCTCCTTCATGGCGTCCTTCGTGTAGAGCACGGAAAGCGTCTGACCTGCGTCCGCGTTCTGCACGAAGCCACGTCGGACCAGAACGCGCCGGACCTCTGCCTTACTGCCGAAGTCTGAGGCGTCCAGCACATTCGGCGTGAATGGGCGTGAGCGCTGTGGGTCCATGAAGCGGATGGTGTAGAAAACCGCCCTGGGGTCGCGGTGCTCGCCTGCCGCGATCTCTGAAAAGGCCGGAAGCACGGCGGGATACAGCAGATCGGCGGTGTGTGGGACGCTGCCGGAGCTGTTGACACGCGCCGGGGGCTTACGAAATGAGAATAGGCCCATGTTCTCCCCTCCACATTTTTTATATTTTTGCGCATTTATGGGATATTACCATAAGAATATCAGAGAATATGGTAAAGTCAAATAAAATATGGGAATATCACATAGCGAGGAGAGGCGAACACTTGAAGATCATCAATCTGGACGGACGGCGAAATGTATCTGGCGAGCGGGTCCGGCAAATGAGAACGAAGAAGCGTATGACACAGGCGGACTTGGCGGCGAAGGTGCAGACCACGGGCGTTATCCTGGAACAGGACGCCATAAGCCGCATCGAAAGTGGGAGCCGCATGGTGCAGGACTACGAGCTGCGCGCCCTGGCGGAGGTACTGGGCGTCACCTCGGACTGGTTGATGGACGAGGAAGAAAAATAATTATGCCGTAGGCTTAAAGCCTACGGCATTTCTTTTTGCGGCGCTCTGAGCGCTTGACATTCTGCGCTTTTATGGGTTATTATCCCCGAAAAAAGAAGGGAGTGCCCACAATGAGCAGCGAAAAAGGACGGAGATTTTCCCATCTGCGGTGGAAGGACCGGCTGAAAATTGAAAGAATGTTGAAGGAAGGCCACAAGGTAAAGGAGATCGCGGCGGCGCTGCACGTGGACAGTACCACCATCTACCGGGAGATCAAGCGCGGAAAGACGGTCCAGCGCACGACGGAGCTGATCGACCGGGAAATCTACTGCCCGGACGTGGCGGAGAACAAGTACCGGGCCAACCTCGCGGCCAAGGGTCCGGCGCTGAAACTGGGCAACGACTACAAGCTGGCGGCATACATCGAGCAGAAGATCGTGGAGGAACGGTATTCGCCGGAGGCGGTCCTGTTGAAGATCAAGGAGGAGCGGCTGACCTTCTCCGTGACGCTCTCCAAGTGGACGCTGTATTCCTACATCACCAAGGGCGTGTTCCTGGGCGTGACGAACAAGAACCTGCCGCGCAAGGGGAAGAAGAAAAACAAGGGGTATCGGAAGGTCCGGGCCGCGCACCTTCCACAGGGCGACAGCATCGAAGACCGCCCGGAGGAGATCGCGGAACGAGCGATGCCCGGAGACTGGGAGATGGACACGGTGGTGTCCTGCAAGAAGGACGCGGCCCGGCTCCTGGTGCTGACGGAGCGGATGTTCCGCCAGGAGATCATCATAAAAATGCCGGACGGCACTACTCAGAGCGTCGTCCGGTCGCTGGACAGGCTGGAAAGGAAGCTGGGGTCGCGGCTGTTCCGTCGGATATTCCGCACGATCACCGTGGACAATGGCAGCGAGTTCGCAGACTGCGAGGGCATGGAGCGGTCATGCCTGACAAAGCGGGCGCGGACGCACATATACTATTGCCATCCGTACAGCGCCTTCGAGCGAGGCAGCAACGAGAACGCGAACAGCCTTATTCGGCGGTGGCTCCCGAAAGGGACGAAGCTCTCCGAGGTATCGCAGGCGGAGATCAAGCAAATCCAAATCTGGATGAACAACTACCCGCGAATGGTTTTAGGCGGGCGCTGTGCGAACACGGCGCTGGCCGAGTGGATGGCGGCGGAGGGCGTGCTGCTCCCGCTCGTTCATATTTAAGAGAAAAACGCACGCATAACACACGAAAATAACACGGAAATAACACGATAAAGCATAGGCTACCGGCGGGACTTTGGCGGGTGGCCTTTTCGTGCTGCCCCAAATGCACAAAATAACGCAGAATAGTTTGTTGAAAAAGCACGGCATTTTTTGCTTGACTTTTTCTTTTTGATTTTTTACGAGAAAGCTATTGACAAACGGACCTTCTCCCTGTTATACTGTCCCTTGTCCTGTCGGGCAGAATATGGCGGCATAGCTCAGTTGGCCAGAGCATTCGGTTCATACCCGAAGTGTCCCCGGTTCGAATCCAGGTGCCGCTACCAAAGAGCACGGGATGCGAGAGCATCCCGTGCGTTATATGGCCCGTTGGTCAAGTGGTTAAGACACGGCCCTTTCACGGCTGTAACATGGGTTCGAATCCCGTACGGGTCACCATTTGCGGGCTTAGCTCAGCTGGTTAGAGCGCATGCTTCACACGCATGAGGTCACTGGTTCGAGTCCAGTAGTCCGCACCAAAATGAATGACCCTACCCAATTCGAACAAGTCGATGAGACTTGTAGATTGGGTAGGGTTGTTTTATACTCTAAAAGCCTTGGTATGGCAGGAGTTTCATGAGTTGTCACGCTGAATCAAATATGAGACATGAAAATGCAAACTGTCTAAAAGTGTAGTAGAAAACGAAAAAATCAGGCGATTCGAACACGGATGTCTCATTTAACAGTTGCACAGAAGTTCTCTTCCATCTGGTATGGCGTCAGATTTTTCAATGTACGATGAGGTCGTTTGTTATTATAAAACTCAATATAGGAAGCAATGCTGGCTTGAAATGCTCTATCGGAAGGATGGTCCTTTCGGTAGAGCTCTTCTTTTTTCAGCGAAGCGAAAAATGATTCTGCGACCGCATTGTCATACGGCTTGCCGGGTTGCGAAAAAGATTGCTCCGTATTGTGTTCATGCAGGATCTGTTGAAAACGATGAGAGGTATATTGTGCGCCTCGGTCGCTATGAAAAATAAGACCAGACGATGGATGGCGTTCCTCATACGCCATTTTGAATGTTGCGGTGATAAGTTGCGTACTGTTCCTTTTTGAAATTTTATGTGCGATTACTTTGCGCGAGAAAAGGTCGATAATTACGCAAATATAAAAATAGTGCTCTCCCAGTTTAAAACAAGTAACATCGCTGACCCATCTCTGATTCGGTTGTTGAGCATTGAATTGCTGCCGCAGAATGTTCTTCTTTCGTTCTGGCTCACGCAGTTTCAGATATTCCTGCTTCGCCGTTGTCCGAACACTGCTTAAGCCCATCTCATGCATGAGCCGTGAAACATATTCCGCACTGACCTGATGCCCACGCTGAACGAGAATTGTCCGAATTTTCTCTGCACCCAACACCTGTCTATATTCGTCAAACACATCACGGATGAGCTGGCAGTATTCTTGACGGCGTTTATCAAACCAGGCGTTTCCACGCTTGCTGCGTAACATATGGTTGTAAAATGTACCGCGGTCAACATCCAGTGCTTCGCATATTGTGTGAACTTCATATTTCCCGTAAAACGGCTCCAAAGCGTACAGACGATCTTTTAACGGAGCAGACGCCAGACAATCAACGGCTTTCAGAATCATAATGACATTTTGCAGCTTTTCTACTTTTCGTTGGAGTAATGCGTATTCTTGATAGGAAAATTTCAATGGCTTGCCCGCACTGTCTGTCGGAAAGGAGTTGAGCCAGCGGTACAGGGTGCTACGAGGGATATTGAGTTCATCGGAGAGTGTGGCGATGCTTTCGCCCTGCTGATAGCGTGAGATGATGGATAGCTTTTCTTCATTTGAATATTTCATGGTGATGCCCTCCTTTACCAATCAAGGATAGCATGAAAAGTGAATTAAGAATAATTCTATAATCACTTGTGGTGCGAATTAGTTTTAATCAGCTTATCTTACGAATTAAATAGTGGTCAGAGAACATGTCAATAAATACAAGTTGGTACATTTTAAATGATTTTGTATAATATGGACAAACAGAAAGAATGGGGGTATACTCAAATAAAGTAGACGATCATATACATAAGATTTTTCGATTAAGAAACTCGATGATTGAAAATATGCTCGTGGTATATCCTAGGGAATGATTTACTAAGGTGGGTAGATAAGAATGAAGCTATCTAAACTGAAATTGTGGAATTATAGGTGCTTTGGCTCAGAAGAGCAGGTCATCTTAATTGATCAACTAAGACCTTGTATTGATATTGCCCAGAGTGGAAAGAAAGAACGTATTACAAAAATTGAAAATGATGGTGAAATACACTCGGAGTATGAAACTCGAATCTTAAAAGACATAAAAAACACACTAAAAGAAGAAGGCGGTGATGGACATACCTACTCGCCCGAACAGCAAAAACTCATGGTATGGTACACATATTTCTTCTTGAACAGAGGAAAACCGTCTACACATATTGCAGCACTATCTCAATTAAGTGACGAGGAGTTAAAAGAAAATGTACCGCCGGTTTTGCAACGTTTAATTGAAACTGCTGATCACATTCTAAAAGGTGATAAGAATGAAAATTGTGCATCCTGATAAATGGTTGCCTTGCGACGGGATCTCGTTAGAGGAAGCTGCGGATACAGCCGTTCGCTGCAGTGACAGACATGTACTGGTTGTTGCGGGGCCAGGCGCAGGAAAAACGGAATTGTTGGCGCAAAAAGCAGCATTTCTATTTCAGACAAATCAGTGCAGAGAGCCTCAAAAGATACTTGCTATCAGTTTCAAGACGGATGCTGCACAGAATTTGAAAGAACGCGTGGAAAAGCGATGTGGCACAGATATAAAAGGTAGATTTGTATCAATGACATACGATGCATTTGCCAAAAATATTCTTGACCACTTTCTATATGCACTGCCTGATGAACTTCGCCCGGCCACCGATTATCTGGTGAATGATCCCGATATAATTGATGCAGCGTTTCATTGTGCGGGATTCAAAAACCCTAATGGCTTCACGCAGTCTAGGCTGAAAACTGAATATGATGATATTCTGTCACGAATTAGTCTTCCTTTAACAGGAGATGGATTAGGGCATAAAGTGTGGCCACTATTGTTAAAGGGATTCAACGGAAATAAAGCGACTTTGACATTTAAGATGATCATGATGCTTGCCATGTATATTATTGAAACGAACCCGTATATTAAGCAAGCCTTACAGATGACGTATTCATTTGTGTTCCTTGATGAATTTCAGGACACAACGGCAATTCAGTATGCGTTTGTAAAGGAGTGTTTTTGGAATTCTGGTACCAAGGTAACATCTGTGGGAGATAACAAGCAGAGAATCATGGTATGGGCCGGGGCAGTAAAAACGATATTTAATGACTTTTATAGAGAACTGAATCCGAAATGTATACGCTTGATAATGAATCATCGTTCTGCACCCAGATTAGTTGCATTGCAAAAGGCAATGTATGAATCTTTAAAAGAAAAGGCAACAGAAGTATGTGCTTCTGGCAACTGGGCCGAGGATGATGGGAACATTGCACTTTTTATTGCAGACAATGAACAACTGGAGGCTGCTGCTGTATCGAAGGATATACTATTGAAAATCTCAAATGGTGTAGAACCACACGATATTTGTATTCTCTGCAAGCAAAAGCCGCAGGACTACGCTTCGGCGATTATTGAGGAGTTGGAGAAACACGGTGTACGGGCGCGCATTGAAACTGGCTATCAGGATCTTATCAAAGAACCAATAGTAGATTTGTTTATCAAATTCATGATATGCGCTGACAGCAGAAAACACCCAAATGAATGGACTTTTATAGAAGAGTTACTGGTTGAGCTTTGGGGAATTAGCGGGATGCGGGAAAATGATACTTTTGATGAAATGCAGAGGAAACTGTCTGCTGTAGTGAACGTTGTTAAGAAGAATATTCAGCAAAAGCTTGATACAGAGCAATGGCACAGTACTTTGAATAGTATTATTGATTTTTTTGGCATTGGAAATATAAAGGCGAAATTCCCGGCGTATAAACAAGGTACTTACTTTATGAATGTAATCAACCAATTTGAAAGTCTCTTTTTTGAGGAATATGTAGCCGCACACGGAGTATGGAACTTAGCGATTGAAAACTTTCGCGGAGATCATTCCGTTCCTATCATGACAATTCATAAAAGTAAGGGATTAGAATACAATGCTGTATATTTTATTGGATTAGAGGATTCCGCTTTTTGGAATTTTAGAAATCAACCAGATGAGGATAGATGTACATTTTTTGTGGCGCTATCACGTGCAAAGGCGTCTGTTACATTTACATTTTGCAAAAAACGAACTGGCATGAAGTGCCCTATGCAAAGACACAACGCGATTAACGAATTTTTTGATTTATTACAAAGGCCTGGAATTGCAGAGGTAAAGCGTTTCCAAAACCGCTAACTGATTTCACGCACTTGAAATTACAAAAGCGCTGCGAGACAATGATTTGTGCCTACATCTTTTTTGTCAACACATGGCAGAAATGACCGGAAATCGAAAGATTTCCGGTCGTTTTCTATGCACATTTTAGACTGGATTTTCTGCTATATTCGCGTGTTTTCGCCGCTTTTCCAACAAATATGTAATTTTTCAGAAACAACCTTTTATCAAGTCCGAAACAAGTTTGGGTCCCGTCAAGATTTATGCGCAAATTGGTTTGCAGGCTCCGGCTGAATGAAGTCAGCCGGCAATAGAGGCGTCGTCCAGAGCCGCCTCCAAGTGCTTCATGTTCATGTATTTCTTGCAGCCCCACTGGGTGCCCGCCACGTGGCGAAGTCGGGCGCAGACCAGCATCAGGGCGGAGTTGCCGTCAGGGAATGTCCCTACCACTCGCGTCCGTCGGCGGATCTCCCGGTTCAGCCGCTCGATCACGTTGTTGGTACGGATGCGCGTCCAGTGCTCGCTGGGAAAATCGCAGTAGGTCAGCGTTTCCTCGATGCCGTCCTCGACCTTCTTGGCAGCCTCCTTCAGCTTCAT